TCTGTGTTCGTGATGTCTTCAACAACCGAAGCGCGACGAAAGAATTTGAGAACTTTTTGGCTAAAGATTTCTGGTGCAAAATTACCGGAAGGTAAGTTTCCATATCCAGAAGAGGTAGAAAACGCCATGTTCTATTCCTTCTCTATTTTGAGGTTTTAAGAGTTTAGTTCGATTCGCCCTTCTTGCCGTGCTAGGTCGAGTTCAGCTTCCATCTTCTCGAACTCCCACGGACGCATCTTGGCGATTTGTGAAGCTTTCCAAATCTTCTTGTCACCCTCACCCGAAGAAACTTCCTTAGAAGTTGTACGGGATACAGCCATTGCAGCATCAGCTTTCTTATTGACTTTAGGTTTAGAAGCAGTTTTTTTGGATAGGCCATTATCTGCTTTGTACAGATCAACCACCCGACTAGCCCACTGTGCATCTGTGCTGTTATTGTAAACACCATCAGATATAGATTTAGGCTGTTTTTCGAGCCACTCAGTAAAACTTTCGTCTGATTTGAGTTCGTCGAAGTCAGGCTGCAGTCTAAGTAACTCCTGATAAGACTTTTGTTTTTCTAAAGCCTTTTCACGTTCCTTAATCTGCGATAACTCTTCTTCAAGACCCTTTACCCTAGCTTCAGATTGGGACGAAGAAATCTTGTGAATCGCATCGTATACGTCGGGGTATTGATTTTTAAAGTCCCCTAGTTCAGATGCTTCTTCTGTAGGTTGTCTCTGGGTAGTATTAAGACGAGTAACAAAGTCCTCTTTTTCTTGCTTCCACTCAGAAAGTTTTCCGTCGTAGTGTTTTTTGAGATCGTCATAACGCTTCTTGTAATCAGTCTCAGGGCTTTTTGACTCTGCAAAACTTTCAGTTTTTGTTTCGTCTTCTGCTGCAGCTATTGGTTCAGCGTCCTGTTCCTCTACTTCTGCATCCTGATTCTCATCTTCATCTTCGTTATCGACCTCATCCCTATACTTTCCTCTGTATAAAGACTTATTGTTGACGGTACCAAAAGAGTCATTTGGTTTGTTGGCACGATGGCCTCGTACTTGTTTTGCCATTATATTCACCTCATGTTGCGGGGCCACATGGCTGCGGGTAGCCGCGTCGGTTGTGTCAGGGCCGCTATGTTAGCGGGTAGCTGACGGATTCTTTACTTCTTAGGAGTAAACTTATAATTCATAAATGAATCGTCATATAGTGTGCCTTTTCCTAGAGAAGATGGGGTGAGCATTTCTGCAGCACTCGCTAGGACTGCTAGAGGCGGGGTAGCTACGGTTGCCACTTTAACAATGGCTCGTCCCGCTAACTTTCCAGCAGATTTAGGGTCGTTCTTAAATGTTTCAATAAAGTTAATTCTTGACTTGTCGTCGTGGAAGACCTGTTCCTGTAAAAAGAATGTTATGTCATCCAGAGAACGTTCACCCGTTAGATACGCCTTCTTTAAAGTATCTACAAAACGCAAGTTTTTATTAAGTTCTGATTTTGGCATTTTTGCAAAGTATTTAGTATCTTTTTTTGCTTCCGTTCTAAAAGCTTCTTTTACACCATTAAACATTTCGTCTATTGTGGCTTTACGGCTTTTAATTACTTGGTTGCCCTTGCCCGATCCGGCTGCAAAACGACCTGCTTTTTTAACATCTGGTGTGTGGTATTTACCGACGTTTTCTTTACCGTAGCCATAGTCAGTTGGAGTTACCTTTGATGGGTCTAAGGGTTCCCCACGATACAAAGTAATCATATCACCTTCTGCGAACTTTTTTTTTATGAAACCGCCTTCAGCCGCCATCTGTACTTGTTGTGTTTGTTTTATTTTTCTGTCGGTATCTTTCTTTCCGCGATTGTTTATCTTGCGGATTTTATCCCGTCCAATGATGGGAATGAGGTCTTTCTTTACATAGACTTCTCCGGCTGATACTTGAATACCGCTCTTCTCTTCATCTTCAGATATTTCAATACCCTTTTCTCTGGCGTACTTTTCTGCATCAGCAATCATCTTTGCAATGTCAGCTTCTCCCGCCTCTGCTACAGCCGAAGCGTTGATTATCTCCCCGCCTACATCGCCGTTCATCGGTACGTCGTCAGCTACGGTATCTGCTTCAGCTACCTGTGATGGTGGAGCTTGGATGAAGCCGGACTCGTTACCTTCAATAGCTTCGTTGGCAGTTATGATTGAATCACCGGGAGCAGTTGCCTGTTCGCCTTCAATCATGTCACCTTCAGCGTACCCTTTGATATTGCCGCCTTGAGAGAAATCTCCGTCATACCCACCATCATCATAATCCCCAGTATCACTGTATTCGCTTGCCTGTTCGTCACGAGACATTTCACCTTCTAGACCCCCTTCGACTCCCGAAGCGTAGTCTCCTTCGTAACCTTGAGCCATGCTTGGATTACCTGCAGCTTTAGCGGCTGCTTTTGCTGCTTCTGCAGTTTTAACAGCTTCAGCTTGTTTTTTGTCTGCTTCAACAGACGCTGCGATAATCTGAGATGGTTTTAGTCCGTCCTTAGATTTGTTAACAATGCCCTCAATAAACGTCAGTCTTTCTTTTTCTCCCACGCTAGAGGGCATACTCCGAAGTCCTCGTATGACAGTTTCAGCATAACTATACTGTGTCGCTTTACCCTCAATGTGACCAAAGAAACTGGCACCCATTGCAGCCATGTCTTCTTCATTACCATAATATGAAGTGGTCTGCCCCCCGTAATTAAAAGAACCACTTAAGTTGTACCCGCCGTTGGGAGTAGCGGCAAAAGTTGCGTTGACACCCCCAAGTGGAGGTATTGGACCTGTATTAGGATCGTCTCCGATTCCTATATTATTCATAGCTGAAATAATTGCATCTTGAATAGCAGGAGCCATAGCAATTCTTTCAAGGTTGTTACCCTGCAACTCGCTTATTTGACCCACTCCCTGTATCTTATGCTTCCAGTATCTTTGATTTGGAAGACGATAGATGGGACGACCATTCATGTGTATAACAGACCCCTTTTGGAAGCGAGTTCCACTACCACCCAGCTTTTCCGTCGCAGTCTTTATTGCACCCAAATCTTTATATTCTTCAGCAATGTTCATGGAAGCAATAGCGTTGAGAATTCCTGAATCCGGTATGTGTCTTTTAGACTTACCAGTTGGGTCAGATACTGTACGAGATGGTTGAAGTGCTGCCCCAACAAGTCCCACCATTGCGGAAGTTGCAGGGGGCTGTCCCAACAACGACGCCGTTGGTCCTACGCCCTTTGACACAAATTTACTACCAAAACTTTGACCAGTATTTAGTTTACTAAAGTCTGTCTGGCTAAAAAAGCCGGTACGGGCTGGTAACCCTTGTGCGTCGAGATAGGTATTGAAATCTGTGTACTTGATATCTTGTGCGCTAACCATACTAAGCTTGCCAATATCTATGTCAGAACCCTGACCAAATGTTCTGGCTACTCCTGACTGAAAAGAGTCCTGACTATCGTCCCCCCCTTCAAAGGCGACGGGAGTTAACTTACTTATATCAGTATCGTCTATTTTTTCTCTGTCTTTTTCTGCTTCATCTGTATTATCGACAGGTTGAGGATAGTACCAATCTACAAAACTCATTCTTTTGCTCCCTTAACGACTGCCATGTGATTATCCTTCAACTTGAGGAGTGTTTCCAGTAAAACCAGCTTCCCCTGCAACTGGCGCAACTCCGACTCCGACTGCGCTACCGTCAGGGCTTGTACCACCAGCATCTTGAGGCTGTTGAGGTACTCCTCCAGCCCCTGCCATACCGGGGGGTTGTTGACCAGCAGGGCCACCATCTGGGCTTGTTTGTGGTTCAGCATTTGCCATCATTCCTTTTAGCATTTCAGCGTAAATCTGTGCTTCGTTGACATCGTTTACTAAGCTATCAGGGTCAATATCTTGAGCGATAGCCAATTCTCTAATAAGATTAGGTATCTTGATAAACGGTGCCAACATTGGGTTAGATACTGTTTGAAGAAGCCCGATTAAACGCTGACTTCGTACTTCTTTTTGCATAACAGCAGCTACACCACGGGGTTTGATCTCTAAATCACCCTTTACGTCGTCCATGTCCTCATTAAACTGCATATTCCACTGGAAATACGCTTCACCAAGCGGCTTGAGGAGATAATCGTCGATATTCTTTATCACAGTCTTCATAGAAAGGCTTGCACCGCCCATTAGCATCGATAACCCGGCTGCAGTACGTCCGGTACCACTAACGCCCGTCTGACCGTGTATAATCGACGGTAAACCCGTCTCTTCGTCAGCAAGCTGCCTACTAATCTGGTACATCTGGATGTTTTCACCCGCCGTGTTAGGAAACTTGAGGCCGTTGATGGCTGTTCCAGTTACTCCTGACTGACGACGGAATATCTTTCCGGGAAAGATGTCCATGTTCTGTCCGGGAACCAGACTAGCTTCATCCACATCGAAAACAAGGTTGCCAGCTAGGGCTAAATTGTCGATTGCCATACGAACGTGACCGTTCATCAGCATCTGTGCATCTTCCATGTTCTCTGCTACACCAACTCCCCATAGTTGATAGGGGTTGATCTCGTAAGGAGACACAAAGAATGGAATCCGACCCGGAGTGAACGGGTTAGCAACACACCGTATGACTTCACCCCCACAAACCCATACATTAACTTGGACTTGAGTTAGTTCGTCCGGCTGCTCATTTATATCCATTCCCACAGAATCTGCCATTGTTGAATCAATCACACCCCAGTATTCAAGGACTTCAAATCGATTCTCTTGGTAGTAGGCTTCTGTTTCATCTTCACGAATAGTATCTTCGTAGTACTTATCTGTGTAGTTTGGTCCCTTTGCTAAAACTTCCCTGATAGTATCAGCACGAAAATGTGGCATCATAATCAAACTACGCACTTGTTGTCTATTCATGCGGTGACGTTGAATTACGTATTCACAATCTTCTACGCTCGTGCCAGAAGGGTCTGGGTAAAAGTCCCACACTGGAACATGTTCAATACGCGGCACTACCTTTTCGTATGGGTTATATATTCTATCTCCGTTTTCATCCCGCTCCCACTTGTGAACACGCTTGTACATGTTAAGTGGACCCTTGATAATGCTTGTCCCAAGAAGCGCACCCTCAAAAAGAGCCTTTCGGATTACGGTCACAGCGTTTGTATCAACTAGCTGATCGTGTATTTGCTTTTCACACATCAACGCTGATTTTTGGGCTGGTGAAATTTGTGGTTCACCAACTCGTGCTGGACCCTCAACTACCGGGCCGTTTTCCAAGTCCTTATACGCACCAAGAAAGTGTGCATCTTCTTCGGCACGGGTAGAACCGGGAGCCATGTTGCGACCATCACCCTCAAACCCGTAAGGGTCTTGTGGCTGTTGTTGAAGCATGTCATCGACGGGTGTTTTTAAATGAGCGAACTCAGCCACACCCTCTGGAACCGGAGTAGACTCTACAACGATAGGAAACTTTTTATTTGCAAACAGAATGTCCACAATCTGACCATAAGCAGCAAGAACCTTTGTCTTAGTAATTTTTATGAATACTTTAGACTTCTCACTGTCACGGTATTGAGTTGTGGAATCGTAGATGCCACGAAAGTTTTTATACGCCTGTAGCCAACGCTGCTCGTAGGCGAATCGTCCGTTTTCTGCATCTTCAAACTTACCTGTAATATACTGCGCCAGACTTGGCATCTGGTCATCAGGAGATACTACGTCAACTGGTTCGTCGTTTGCAGGTTCTAAAAACCTATCTTCCATAGAAAACTATCCTGTTTAGCTGAAGTAGTTTCGGTCTTCTGCCATTGTATTAAACGAAGCTTCTACTGTGGGCTTAGTTTGTTTTTTTGGCATGTCTTCTGTGATCGGGCCTGTCTGTACGCGAGTTGGAAACTCTAGACCTTCACGGTAAAGTTTTGATGCACCCTCATCCGTATCGACGCTGACTTTATCAGAGTTCATTACGTATGCTGCACCGTAGTTGTAATTATTGTCAGGCATTGTTGTTACTCCCTTACTGAGGTAAGTTTTGTGGTTGTCCCTTGTTTTGTGCTAGGGAATTTTGAAGATCACGAAGGTTATCGGTACGACTTCTCATCTCTTCAAATCTCTGATTTTCTGAAGCTGTGACGGGGGCAAGGGATGCCATCGCAGCAACTTCAGCCTGTCCTTCTGCTTGCGCCCTCGTACGCTCGTTGTATAGCCTGTCTAGCTTTTGCAAGTCTACTTCACGCATTCCGTACACATCTTGAGGATTTAATTTGTAATTTTTAGCCACTTTTTCTTGAAGGTCTAACCCTGTGTCCGATGGTCTTACAGTTTCTGAAGCTACCATCCCAGCAATGTTAGATCGGGTTACTCCAGTGACTGCTGAATCAACGGGATCAATCATCGACATTACGCCCGTTCCAGCTACTGTTGC